TATAGAAAACAAACAAACAGCGTTAATTCTTCCATTGTGTTTAACACAATTGATAACATTACTGTCTTAACTGAACCGCAGATTTTGCACACAAAATATGCAAAGTTATTTATGATGCCTTGGGTTGAAGATAAAAATGCAGAAATTGATGTTGTTCGCAATCACCCTGCTGATTATATGTTTTGTCATACAGATTTCTTGAATATGAAATACAATAGAAAGATTGCAATCGAATCAGGTTTAGATCCTTCAGTTGTTGAACATTACAAAAAAGTTTATTCTGGGCATATACATTTTTCACAACATATTAAAAATATTCGCATGATTGGCTGTCCGTTTCAATTAACAAGAAGCGATTTGCATAATCAAAAATATGTCTATAACATAAATTTTGAAACTGATGAAGAAATTAGATATGAAAATAACTATTCTCCAATATTTCAAAAGTTTGCTATTGATGATATTTTAAATCTGACTATTGATGAATTGCAAAAACATGTGACAAACAATTATGTTGACTTTATCATTGATGGCAAGTGGGTTTCAAAATTTCCATTTGCATTGCTTGTTGATACATTAACAGGCCATCGAAAATTAAATTATGTTTTATCATCGTTACAAAAAGACGTTGAGGATGAAGATTATGATGGCGAGGAAATTGATATTGCTGACTTAATTACATTATATTGTAACGAATTGCCATACGCTGATAATACAAAAGAACAATTATTAGATGTCTCGCTAAAATTATACCGCAAGGCATTAAAATTATCACAAGAAAAAGAAATATGAGAATACTTTCAATAGAATTTTGTAGAGTTTTAAAATTTTGCTATTACTTTTAATATATAAAATAAAAGTAATATGAAATTGTTGTGCGAAAACTGTGGTATCGAATTTGAGTCTAAGAAAATGAAACGATTTTGTTGTCCTCGTTGCAGAAACATAGCAAGATGGGCAGATCCTATGTATAAAGAAAAATTAAAGAAAACGCTAAAGGAATCACACAATAGCGAAAAAACTATAGAAAAACATAGAGCAGCAGCAGAAAAAAACTGGCAAGATGCAGAATATAGAAGAAACATGATTACGACGATGAATACTGAAGACGTAAAAAGTAAAAAGAATGCGTCGATGACAAAATCGTTATCAGATCCTAAAATTTTGCAAAAATATTCTGATTCTAAGAAAATTTTGTGGACTGATGATTCGTACAGAGAAAAACAAATAAGTGCAATAAAAGAACGGTGGGCATCACCAAAATACAAAGAGCAACAATCACAAATGATTAAAGAACGCTGGTCAAATGCCGAATACGCGGATAAATGTATTAAATCATTATACAAATACAAGGAGTTCACATTGCCATCAGGAACAATCGTAAAGTTACAAGGATATGAACCGCAAGTTTTAAACGAGCTTCTTACAAAATATGAAGAAACTGACATTTTTATAGGTGTGAAGAATATACATGAAATATTAGGAAAAATTACATATATCGAAAATGATAAAGAGCATTCGTATTATCCTGATTTTTATGTAAAGTCGATACATACTATATTTGAAGTTAAAAGCGAATGGACATACGAAAAATGGAAAGAGCGTAACGAACTCAAAAAACAAGCATGCAAAAGTAAAGGTTTTAATTTTAAATTTATTATATTAAAAAATGCGAATAGTATCTGTATCATTTAAAAATTTTGCCTCGTATGGCAATAAACTACAAACTCTTGATTTTTCAGAAACAGACGGTATGTTTTATCTTGTAATGGGAGAAAATGGCGCGGGCAAATCAACAATGTCTGATGTTATAAAGTTTGGTATCTATGGAAAACTTGGAAATAAAAGATTAAGCGATATTCCCAACAGATTCAATCAGCAAACATACGTTAAAGTTATTATGGTTGCAAACAATAATACGATAACGATTGAACGAGGAATACGACCAAATTTCTTAAGACTGTTTATAAACGGCGAAGAATATGACCAAGCAGGAAAACAAAATGTCGAAGATTATATTGCAGATGAAATTATAGGTTTGCCATTTTATGTTTTTAATAACATAATATCTTTATCAATTAATGATTTTAAGTCATTTTTGAATATGTCTCCGCATGATAAAAGAATGATCATCGACAAAATATTCAGTTTAGAAATTATTAACAATGCAAAATGGCTTGTTAAAGAAGAACTGAAAACATTAAGAGATAACGCATTAACATTTACTAAACAAGTTGAGACAATTGCACAAACAATTGCAAATTCTGAAACAGAACTTGAATTACTTAAACAAAAAATTGAATTAAATGCGCAATCAAAAATAAATACTATTCAACAAAGTATTAAAGAATATGATGCACTATTAACTGACATAGGAACAAAATTAACAAATGTTGATGAGAAATTAGGTCAATCAAATGAAAAACTTAATGGCTTAATTGAACTTTTGAATAAAAATAATGTAACAGCAAAAAATATTGCTGAAAAGAAAACATTATATGAAAATTCAAAATGTCCTATGTGTGAAGCCGATTTGACTACCGAACATCATAAATCAATTTTAGATGAATTGATTAACAAAGAAATAAAGGTAAATGAAAATATCGAAAAACTGCAGGAATCTATAAAAAGTATCAGAGAATTAAAAGCAAAAATATTAACTGCAAAAAATTCGTACAGCAATAAGCAAATTGAATTCTCAACTATCATATCAGGTTACAAACAACAACTTGAACAACTGAAAGATGGTGATAAAACACTGGAAACACAATCTATCGAAAAAATTATTGCTGACAATAAAGAAAGACGTAAAGCAATAATAAAAAAATCTGATAAAAGCTCACAACATATAAGTTTCTTTAAAATTGTTGAAGAAATCTTTGGAGATAATGGAGTAAAACAACTTGCAATAAATAAAATTATGCCTGCATTAAATTCTGAAATACGTTTAGTATTATCAGAATTAAGAATGGATTATAAGGTTATTTTTGATAAATCATTTGATGCACACATATCACATCTTGGACATGAAGTTGCAATTCAACAATTAAGTACTGGTGAAAAGAAAAAAGTTGACTTTGCAGTTTTAATTGCGATAATTCGACTAATGAAAATAAAATATCCATCCATTAACATAACATTTCTAGATGAATTATTCGCAAGTATTGATTCAGATGGAATTCACCACATATTAAAAATATTAGCTGACACAACAAAATCAATGAATATGAATATTTTTGTTGTAAACCATGCGCCACTTCCTGCTGAGGTTTTTGATTACAAGATTTTTGTATCTAAACCTAATAATTTTTCGCAAATGGATATCCAGAAGATTGATTAAAATTGCGAATATATAAAATAAAATAACAAAATGGCGTATTTAGAAAAATTTAATAGAGACGATATTCATTTACGTTCCGTGATAATTGGATTAATCAATTTATTAAATCAGGAAGTTTTTTTCGAGAATGTATGGTCTAATGATGAACAAGAAATTGTAGAAGTTCCTTTTTATTATTCGACAACAGGTGATGAAAGATATCTTCAAGACGCATTTTTAGATTGGCGTTCGTGTGCCCATCCCAAATTCATGGATGGCAATTTTGACCCAATGCCAAGAGGTGTTGTTAAACTTAATGATTCAACAATAAACAAAGGAAACATGACCCAACGTTGGATTCGTGGAAATTACACAAGAATCGTTGACGGCCAAATGGAAGTGTACAATGCATATATAAATAGTTTGCCATTGGATTTGAATTTTGATGTTGAAATTCATACAGATACAATGACAAATATGTTTAAACTTTATCAATCAATACTTGAAGTTTTTTATAAAGTACAAATTTTTAATGTTGCATATAAAGGTTTAATGATACCATGTCAAGTCGGTTTTCCTGAAACATATCCGATTGAAAAATCGTTTGAATTTTCATATCCATCAGAAACAAAAATTGCTATGACATTTACATTGTCTTTGGAAACGTATTTTCCAATATTTGATGAACCTAATCTAGGTTCAAAAAAAGCAATCAAAGATTCGAACCTTGGAACACCTATGAATAATAATGACATATCATATTATGTCGGCGAAAGTAGAAGAAACAAAATTAATGTTAAAAAAGGACAAGTAGTTCATTCTATTACAGATAATGGTTCAGCAAATGGAAAAACAGCAAGACTTGCTTCAAATAAAATGGATGCTATATTGATTGGAGATTTTAAACAAATCAATGATAGCTCCGGAAATACAATTAACATTATAAATCCTATTGCAAACGAATCACGAGTTGCAACTAGTGACGTAACAATAAAATGGACATTTGCAAATTTCATTCATAAAGTCAATTTGTATTACGCACTATATCCTGGTACAGAATGGGTACAAATTGCAACACTTATTGATGCAAGTATAGGAGAATATACATGGACTATACCAAATATGATAGGTTTAATAGATGTTCTTGTAATTACGCCCAATGCAAAAGGAAGCGGTGCTGTTGTGAAAGCAGTTGTTGACATCGATGGCTCTATTTCTGACATAATAATTGTTGAACCTGGTAATAATTATGACCAAACAACAATGTTAGAGATTGAATCATCAACAGGAAGCGGTGCTTCAATAATTCCATCAGTTATAGATGGAAAAATCGTAGGATACGATTCAGAACGATTAGTAGGCGGTTCTGGATACGTTGCAACTATAAACACTAAGATTACGTTTAAAGTTTCTGATGCTACAGGCCGTGGCAACGGAATTCTATTAGACGAAAATGGTGATATTGGCTTTATAACGATAGTATAGTTGTAAAATATTCATTTGCTTACATAAATATATAATAAAATAAAATAAAAAAATCTTCACAATGTTAAATCTAAAAGATAGAATAGCGTTATTAAAAAAGAGAACAAGTTCAACAGAAGCGATAGAATTATCTAACGCTGCATTGGAAGCTTGCAAATCTAATGGCTTCATGGATTCAGTTATTGCTGAAACTCTTGTGAAGGACCTTGCAAATATCGACGATAAAGAAGTTGCTACTTTTATAATGCGAGAAAATCGTATTATCGAAATAAGTAATTTAGGTGTAAGAGAATCGCACAATAGATTAATGAATAGTGATTTAATGCATTATCCAACAATCAAACCTCTTATTGAATCAATGGCACAAACCATTAAATCTTTACCTGAGTATGTAACTGCACAAAGATACGTTGATTCGTTAAAACAATACAGTTGGAATTTAGAGTTAAAAGCTGATATTGCAAAAATATCTGAAAGTATTGAAAAATATAAAGAAGATATTCAGTTAGCAAATTTCATGTATGAATTTAAAAATAGTTCAGGTTCGTATCTTTCAAAAATGTTTGAACAAGAACTTGATACGTATTTTGTTGAACGTACAGCAGAAACTAGAAAAGCAGTTATTGAAAAAATAAATCCGTATTTATTCGATGCTAGTATGAAACATCTTCATGGAATTCTTATTCTATCTGAAGGCGGATTACAAATCGAAGCAAATGGACAAGTATCAATTGAGAAAATCTATTCTCCAGTATTAATCAATGAGAAAAGTGAAATATTCTTCGCATCAGGTCGATTCTTAGTAAAAGAAAACGATAAAATTAAATCATTAACTGAAGCTGAAATCAAAACTTTACCACAGGATTTTGTAAGTATTGCATTTTTCTTGTCGCAACCTAACGTTCGTGTATTTGAAAATAAAATTTCAGTATCTACACCGTCAGGTAATAAAAATGTTGACATAATCATCGAAGGCGAAAATACAAAAATTGTTTTAAATGGCAAAGAATTACCATACCAAACATTCACTAAATATTTTATGAATGAAGGTATATTCCGTCAAAATGAAAATGAAATACTAAAACAAATTGCTGTTCTATATGAAAACATCGGAAATGTTTACGAAATTGATTACGGTAAACGTTTAGTTTCAAAAACAATGAAAGGCCAATGGGCTGATGTTTACAAAACAGAAAAATCTATTTGTTTAATTAAAGTAAATGAATCTCAAAAATCTAATGAATTCATAACAAATGTAAACGGCATTCAAACAAAACAACTTATACTTGAACATTTAAGATTTGACATATCTGAATCGCTAAAAGATTTAATACCTGCTGAAACTGAAAAGTTAAAAAACCTTGAAGTAGAAAAAGGTGAATTAATGGAAGCTATACAACTTTTATCTGATAAGAAAGCTTCTGTTATTGCTCAAACGCAATCTAATCCGATTTTAAGAGAAAATGCTGAAGTTAAAGAATTACTTTCTGCAATTGATACTGAAATCAATTCTTTAAAAGAACATGAAAATGCAGTTCATAATAAAATAAATTCATTAACTAAAGTAAATACTTTATTCAATGATGAAGATTTTGAACAAGCTGATGATGTTGCAACTTTTTGGACAAATGAATCAAATAAAAATGCTACTATCTACTTTGCACAAGAAGGTGATAATAAAAAATTCTTTATAGGAAAACAAACATTATCTGATTATAAATCAAATGATTATACAATTGTTGAAGAAAACTTAGATGCTGCATCCGCAATTACTAAAGCTAAATCGCTAGGCGAATATTTTGAAACTGATGATGCTAAAGCATTTGAAGCAAATGATCCTGATGGCGTAAATAAACTTGATAAAAAAAACACAGCAATGACTGTCAGCGATGACATCAAAAAAGGTGAAGATATTACAAACCCACTTGAATCTGGAGACCAAGTAAAATTGAAAAATGGCATGATTGGAATAGTTCAAGGTAACGATACAAATAATAACACAATCGTTGCAATGAATGATGGTAAAAGCGTTTCAATTCCTCAACAATTCTTACATGAAGTTGAAATATTAAAAAAAAAATCTAACGAAAACAACCCTGAAATAAAACTAACAGGACAAGATGGTTCTCAATCTGTTCAGATACAAGAAAACAATGAAGAAGGTTTTGTTAAAGGACAAATGTTAAGCTCAAAAGGCGAAGAACTTGAAGGTGACCTTGGGGATATTCTTGTAAAAGCTATAGATTATACATCAAAAGGCGATAATGATAAAATTGAAATACGTGTCGGTGAAGGATTGAAACATAAATCATATACACTTAAAAAGTTTATAAAGATAGCTGAGTAATTTCAAAATAAAAACTATTGGAAAGTTCTGTATATAATTTCTATACAGAACTTTTTTGCATATAAAGTATTCACAATTTAAAATCCAAAAAACATGGGAAGAAAAAAATCAAACAAGAAATACTACGTAGATCCCGAAGAATTTAGAAATGCAATAATCGAATCTAAAAGTAAAGGCGAATTAACAAGAGATGCAACTGATATGTTGGTTCTTATGTGTAATGAAATTTCAAGAACTAATAGTTATAAGTACCCAATGGATAAAGAAGATTGCGTTGCATTTGCAATTGAAGATGTTCTTAGATATTGGAAAGGTTATGATCCTGAACGTTCAGAGTACGCATTTGCTTATTTCACAAGAATGATTCTTAACGGATTAAAAAAAGGATGGAAAAAACTACATCCAATTAAAACAATCAACAAAGTATCGTTATCACACGAGAATATACACAACATGTAATGGCAAAAACTGATATTAAATCAATCGTTCCATCTAGGAACGTAAACATAACTGGAAAGTATGTCGCTAGAAATCCTGTAAAATACATTGGTGATATCACAAAGATAATTTATCGTTCATCATGGGAAAGAAAATTTTGTGTATTTTGCGACAGTTCACAAAAAGTATTAAAATGGTCATCAGAACCATTTGCAATTCAATACATAAGTCCAATTGATAAAAGAGTCCACGAATATTTTGTGGACTTCTATATCAAAATCGAACAATCGAATGGCGTGGTTGAAGAATACTTAGTTGAAGTTAAGCCTAAAGCGCAATTATTAAAACCATTGCCGCCAAAGAAAAATACGCATAAAATGTTAATGGTTTACAACGAACAATTGAAAACTTTCATTATCAATACAGCAAAATTTGCAGCTGCAAAAATGCACGCAGCAAAAAGAGGCTGTAAGTTTCTAGTTGTAACCGAAGACTTTCTTTTTAATCAATAATTATGATACCACCAAAACAATATTATAGAGAAAATGCAGGTAATATTCAATTACGCGCAAATGCTTATAAGAATTTTATTAAAAAGTATCAATTGGGACAACCTGACCCAGATGGATTCAAATTGAATGAACGTATCAATTTTAAACACGGGTCAAGCAATTTTTTTATACCTGGTAAAATATATACTTTTCAATACACACCTTTATATAAAGATCGTTTAGATTATTACGATACGCGGCCTATTATTTTGTGTCATGATGTATACAGAGCAAAAGGTACAGGTAATGATATTGTTGTTGGCGTAAATTTAAACTTTTTGCCTGAAAAGGTTAAAGTAGGAACGTTGCAATTATTTTACGAAAAGTTTTCGGCAGACATCAATGCGGGTGAAAAAGCAGCAAATACAAAATCAATTTTCTTAGCAACAAAATTAATAACTGCGTTAAGAAATTGGTTGGAAACTATTAAAATTTTTGAACATGCAAATATACATTACGGTTTTGCATATAGACAATATATTCGGTCTAGAATAAAATTATCAAGTCTTGTTGAATATGATGATTGGAATGATATTCCTTTTATTAAAGCACAAGACATTATGGGTAAAGATCTGAATGAAATCTATAATGAATATTACGCAATTTCAAAAGGAAATAAATAAATATGATATATATAAAAACATGCAAATATTGTAATAAATCTTTTGAATCACAAAAGCCCGGAAGAATTTACTGTTCAGGATCGTGTGCAGCAAAAAGCAGATGGGAATTAGATACGTATCGCGAATTTATGGTGAACTTTCAAAAAGAAAATCAAAAAGAAATTCATCAGAGAGATTCGTGGCGATTATCACAGTCAAATGTACAAAAAATACGTGCAAATGATCCTGTAAATAAGCAAAAGTTTGCGACGTTTTCGAAAGAATATCAAAATAGACCTGATATTAAAGAAGAAATTTCAAGCAGAATGCGAAATTTATGGAAAGATCCTAAATATGCTGACGCACAGCTAAATGCATGTTTCGGGTATAAAGAATATATAATGCCAAGTGGCCGTATAGTTAAAATTCAAGGAAATGAACCAATATTTTTGACTGAATTATTAAAAGTACACAATGAGGATGATATAATAATTGGAATAGTTGAAATGAATAAAACAATAGGTAGAATAAAATATATGTATAATAACAAAGAACGAACATATTATCCTGACTTTTATGTTAAGTCAACTAACACAATATATGAAGTTAAAAGTTTGTATACATATAATATACACAAAGAACAAAACATTGCAAAAAAAGATGCATGTGTAAAACAAGGATTTAATTATCAATTTAAAATTATATAATATATGGCAGGGTTTCTTAACCGACAAGTAGATGGGACAACTGTTGCTGGATGGTCAATTTCTAAATCAATCAAAAGACTTGCAAGTCTTGGGATGAACTATGAGGATATGATCATACAACAATCTAAAGCCGTTGGTGCTACGGAAGCAATGATGGGCAACCAAGGGTTTATGCCTGAGGATTTTTTATATTCATTAGCATTAGCAGATATTGGACAAAAGAAATTCATTGCATACTTCGACAAAGGATATCCTCAACGAAGAGATTACTTACGTAATTTTGCAATGAATGGCGAAATTGACTTTATGATTGAAACAATTACAGATGAAGCAATTGTATATGATGATAGAAACTTTTTCTGTAAGCCAGATTTACAAAACTTAAGACGTATTCTAAAAGATGATGTTCAAGATGAAATTATCAATTACATCTGGGGTGCATTCAATAAAATTTATTATGCGCATCACTTTGTTGAAGGACAAGATGCATGGAGTTTTTTCAAACAATTCTTAATAGATGGATTTCTTGCATTTGAAATTATTTATGATCCCGAATCAAAAAACATTGTAGGTTTTAAAGAACTTGATGCAGGTTCACTTCGTCCTGGTATATCGAAAGATGAAAATGGAAAATTGCAAAAAATCTGGGTTCAATACGAAGATATTCCAACAATGAAAAGAGAATTGTATGATTCACAGATTATTTACATATCTTATGCAAAAGGAAACTTTTCAAACCGTACATCATACGTTGAAAGATTAATTCGTTCATTTAACTTATTACGTATTCTTGAAAATTCAAGAACAATATGGAACGTAATGAACGCATCATTCCGTATTAAAATGATTGTGCCAATCGGTACAAAATCTCCTCAAAAAGCAAAAGAATCACTTGCTGAAATGATGGCAATTTATAAAGAAGATATTAATCTTGATATGGATTCTGGTGAATTGTCAGTTAACGGTAGACCTTCAATGCAATTCTATAAAAATTATTTGTTTCCTTCTAAAGCAGGTGAACAACCTGAAATTGATGTAATGCAAACAGCAGGAACGGATTTATCTGATACTGAAGCACTTCGATATTTTTACGATAAATTGAAATCAGATTCAAAAATTCCATTTGAACGTTTTGATAATGAAGGCGGCGGTGGATCATGGGGAATGGATGCTGGCGGTATGAGTCGTGAAGAAATTCGATTCTCTAAATTTATAACTCGTCTTCGTTCTATTTTCCAAGAAATTATAATCAAGCCGGTAATACTTCAAGTTCAATTGAAATACCCTTTCCTTCAAAATGATGACATGTTCAAATCTGCGTTAGGACTTGATTATGAAGAAGAAAACTTGTTCAAGGAAATGAAAATGATGGACGTTCAAAGTAAACGTGTAGAATTCGTAACAAACATGTTAGGATTAATGGTAAATGAAAAAGATGATTCAGGAATGGATTCGCAAGTACCATTTTTCGATGCAATGTTCTTAGCAGAAAAATATTTGAAAATGTCTCAATCTGATATGGAACAAAATCAAAAATATATTAACAGAAGAAAATTAGGATTGGACCCAAGAACCGGTAAACCATTACCTAAGAAAAAACAAGAAGGCGATTCTGGCGGTGGTGATTCTGGCGGTGGTGTCGATATTCCAGGTTTATAATAGTAAAAGGTTCTCTAAAACATATCGTTAGAGAACCTTTTATTTTTTGTATAGTTGTATATAAAAAGTTGTATAAAGTTTCATATACTTGTTCTAATGAATCATGGATGCTATCTAATAATACTTTTTTGTTAAAACTATTACAAAGATCTGTATATAAAATAAAATTAATATTAAACATAAGTATATGAATAATTTATCTGGAGATTTCACACAAGTAGCTGAAACGTTAAGTACCAAATTTGTTAAAAAGAATACTGTAAAGGTTAAAAAACCTGAAGTCATAGAAGAAACAAAAATGACACCAGCGGAGTTGCAAAAAGAAGTTGATAATTTAATTAATGAAAGTTTAAAACTTCAAGAATCAATCGAAAAATTATACGCAAATAAAACAATCCCGGAATTATACGGTGCAAGCATATATGTTGGTTTATCTATTAAAACGCTAAAAACTATTAATTAATTATGAAATATTTGTTCGTACTATTACTTTCCATTTGTTTGTATTCTTGCCATCCAACGTATGTCATATTAGGATATGAACAACCTGATTGGGATTCAATAGGTTATTCGTATTTATTGCAACATGCAACATTTCCAAAGTATTATAAGTATCTATACGTAAAAGACACATGCAATTGCATGCACGCAGGCGATACCGTTTTCTTTACACGTGAAAATGATTCTTTGGTTGTAAACAAATTTAAAAAATAATGAAAACAGAAATTATTCCAGTGATTCATATGTTGAATCAAAATCAAGTTTTAACAAATGTCAGAACTTGTATTGAATGCGGTATCAAAAAAGTATTTTTGATTAACCATGAAGTAACCGTAGATGAATTAATAGAATGCGCATTACGTGTTAAAAAAGATTATCCTGAATTGTGGGTAGGCGTTAATATGTTAGGCATCAGCACATTAATGGCGCTGCACAACGATTTATCAGTTGACGGCTTATGGTGCGATGGCACGGTTTCATCACTTGATGCATCATTGGTTAGAAATTTTAAAGGCATTTTCTTCGGCGGATTAGCATTCAAATATCAACCACAGCCAAAAGATTTGAAATTAGCATGTGAAGACGCAAAAATTGCAACAGATGTCGCAACAACAAGTGGCGTAGGAACAGGTAAAGCAGCAGATATAAATAAAGTACTAGCAATTCGTGAATACTTGGGTGAACACCCAATGGCAATTGCATCTGGTGTATCACTTTCAAATATCGAACAGTATGTGGGTATTGTTGATTACTTATTAGTTGCATCTAGTATAACATCACCTGGCGAAATCATATATAAAGCTGAATTACTAAAATTGGTTAATAAGTTATGAGTAGATTAAAAAGAAAACATCGAGAAGATATAAAGTTCGTCAGTGGCAAAATGGGCGTGAATGATCTTTTCGATAATATGATAAAAGCAGCATGTAGAATAAATGATGAAGAATATGATTATATATGCGAAAATTTAACAGATGATGAATCATTAATTTTTTTGAAAGATGATGAACTTTCAATAAAAGAAAAAAGAGAATTCTTAAGAATTTTAGAATCGCATTTGGAAAAATTTTATGCATAATAATTTGCTATTGCTTCATAAATGTTGTATATTTGATTTTACATTAATAAAAATTGAATATGAAAATTAATTTATCATTTGAAATTGCATCGGAAGATTTTTTGAAAATGGAAAAGAAGAATCTTGACATTGAAATGACCGATATAACAGAAGATATCCAAAGTATTTCTTATACAACAAAAATACCTAAACATTTATATTCTTATATTGTTGATACCACACCGTGGTTTATGAAGGAAGGTCATAAAGGATATAATGATAGAGGCTGCTACCCGCCATATAAACAAAAAATTGTTTCTACTGACATACGTGAATTGCGTAAAATTATTTCTGAAGCATCAACATACGCAATTGAACGTAAACGAATTGAACTTGCAAATGAAACAAAGGTAATTTGTATTAAGTTTTCGACTGGAACATTAAAATGTAGAACTGATTATAATCATGCTGATGCAGGATTAAAAACAAACATATCGTTTCAATATTTTGTTTCTTATGTAAAAGAAACAAATCGTTATTTATTTAATGATGAAGATGCGCCAAAAATAAAAACGTATTACTCGAGGAAAAGAAATTCACCTACATCTGCAACTACTGCACATACTGATACTGGTGGCTGTGAAACAACATCTGAGTTTTTGCATCATTCGCATAACAACGCAGGTATATTTGAACGAGAATACACAATCATTGCTTGGACAAAAGAACGCGAAGAATTTTTTGAAAAAGTTCAACAAAATTTTATAAAGTTATCAAATGAACTTTCAAATTTCTTGTTGAATTTAGATAATGATAAGGTTGATGCTTTAATGTCAAATTCTAATTTAATTTTATTGCAAAATAATCAGTAAAACTATTGCTATTACATCATAAATGTTGTATATTTGATTTTAATTAATTGATAAAATAAAAATGGAAACAAATCATCGACCACTAAAAGAAATTGCAAATGAAATTCGTTCCGATTGGAAAAACGTCGGTTACGGTGCAAAACCATATCTTGACGCAATGTCAACGTTGCAATCAATAAATGATAATTATTACGCTGATTCTGCAAGATCTATTATTTGTTACTTTTTAGGTAATGCACAATATTGGCGCGGAGAAACAGCGAAAAGAATTAAAATTGAACTTAATAAAATGTTAGAATAATGTTTTGCTAATAAGATTACAAATTTTGTAATCTTATATGAATATATAAATAAAAATATCAAGTATGGAATTTTATGTGTATGTTTATCTCAATCCGTTGAAGCCTGGCAATTATACATTTGATGATATCATTTTTAATTATGAACCTTTTTATGTAGGTAGAGGTAAAGGAATGCGAATGACTGCACACATGTTTAAATCGACAAGTGTAAACGCGTTAAAGCAGAACATAATAAATAAGATAAAAACGTCCGGTTATACACCTATAATTTTAAAAGTTTACGATAGTCTAACGTTTGTTGAATCTTGCAATAAAGAAATTGATTTAATAAGAAAAATAGGACGACGTGATTTACGGGAGGGTCCATTATCTAATATGACAGACGGCGGCGAAGGAACAGTTAACAGAAAATTGAAAAAAGAAAGCTTAGATAAAATGCGGAAAATTGTTGATGTTATACAATTTGATAGTAACGGCAAAATACTAAAGATTTGGGATAGTCCAGCAAACGCAGCATATCATATTAAATGCAATTCATCACACATATTCAGAGCGTGCAATGATTCAGAGCGAAATAAATACAGAAAAGTTCACAATAGTTACTGGAAGTATTTGGCAAATGAAACTGTACACGAGATAATTGATGTTCCGTTACAGTATAAAGCTATTTGTCAATATTCATTAGATGGTAAATTTATAAGAGAATTTTTTAATTCAAAAGATGCAAACAGTGAAGGTTTCCATGCTGGTCATGTGAAAATATGTTGTGATAGAAATAATAAAGATAATAGTAATTACAAGTTTAATGAATATATGTGGTTTTATACAACAGATTGTAATTATAAAAATATGCAAGCATACAATAGAAATCTACAGAATGCAGCAAAAATCAAACAGACTATATTACAAATAAATAATGAAAACGTATCGTTAAAAGAATGGACACTATCCGAACTTCGCGATAATAATTTCGTGACAAAAACAATATTAATGTGCTGCAAAAATAAATTGAAGAAATCGCAAGGTTTTTCATGGAAATTTAAAAATAATTAGTATTTCCCTTGCTATCGGTTTCGTAATGTTGTATATTTGATTTTAACAATTAATAAAATAAAAAAATGGGTGGAAAGGCAATGGCAATTTTAAATGTGTACACTGAACGAAAAACAACAAGTGAACACTTGCGAATACAAGACGAATTAATTCCTGTTATAACTGAAATGTTTAATACAGAAGTTGCAACAGTATCTTTTTATAGAACAAAAGAAACGCATGGCGATTTGGATTTACTTATCCTAAACACAGGAGATTTAGGAAACATAGGCGAACGGTTAAAAGCAAGATTTGGACCGGTATATTGCAATGGCAATGTATATTCATTTGAATATCAAAAATATCAAGTTGATATTATACCGCAGCCTACAAGGAATTGGGAAACAGCAAAAGATTTCTTTTCGTGGGATCCTACTGGAAATCTTATGGGTAAAATTGCTCATAAATTTGGTTTGAAATATGGGTTTGAAGGATTAATCTTTCCATTCCGAACATTTTCTGGAAGATTAACAACAGACATTGTTATTTCTAAAGATTCACGTAAAATTTTTGAATTTTTAGGTTATGATTACGACCGATATTTAAAAGGTTTTGATACAACCGAGGAAATTTTTGAATGGATTATTGAAGGAAAATATTTCAATGTTGATAATTTCCAAATGGAAAACTTAAATCATATTGACCGTAAGCGTAATGCTAAACGTTCAACATATCAAGGATTCCTTGAATATGCTGAGAAAAATAATGTTCAATCGAAATTTACTTTCTTAAAGAACAAGGAAGAATATCATGATACTATTGATTCGTTTTTCCCAGAAGCAAATTTCAAAACAACACTTTTGAAATTACAAGAAACTGATAAACGAAATCAACGTGTTTCCGAAGCAATTAACGGTGACATGATTATGGAAGCAACAGGTTTAAAAGGTCAAGAACTTGGAAAGGTTATTACTGCATTTAAGGAAAATGTTGCAAACAATTTCAAAGATGGCTCATACAATGATGCAATTGCAAGTTTCATTGATTCAGGTTTAAACCCAATGGAAATATTCATGGATTACTACAGTATTTACAAATCGTTATAATATATGAAAAGAATTATTACTTTTTTGTTGATACTTTCAACTATCATAACAATGCAATCGTGTAGAATGTATCGCACGATTGCATTTAAAATATCTCCAGAAATTCATAGCGGTAAAGGATATGACTATCTTGTTGTTGATACTGTTACTTTTATGGCAAATATTAAAGTAACAAATAAAGAAAAATTACAAGGTCATAATGATACCGCAATGAAAATTTACGCAACAGTTTTGCAACGATCTAATTGGCCATGTGTCTATAAAATTATATATGCTAATGCAGATTCGCCTTGTTTACAAATGTATGATATCATAAATATCGCAAAAGGACAAAGAGGTTGGGTTACGAATGAATATCAAGGAAAATCAGTAGGACGAAGACACATCATACCAAAAAAGAAAATTCGATTGCAAGAAGATAAGAACATCACGTTAGGAGAACGAATACAGATGAAATAATATTTGGCCCGTTAGCTCAACTGGTAGAGCGGAGGATTCTAACCCCTCAGGTCGTGGGTTCGACACCCACACGG